GTACACCCCTCAAAACAAAAAGAGAAATAAAAAAAGAGCGAAAAAAGAGTGAAAAACCAATAAATACAATATACACAGCGTTTTTTATAATGAATCTTTAATGATATACGAATTATGAAATACCGACATATACCGCCATTATACCGCCACATATTTAAACGAAGTAACAACGAATAGAGTATTATACCGCCATTTGTAGTTAAAAGCCCTTAAAATTAACATTTTGAGGGCTTTTTTATGTCGTTTAAATGAGCCTTTAAGTGCGTTTAAATGAATTTAAATTGAAAGCTGAAAAATACAAGTTTTGTATTAAGTTATTCATTAAGGTATTCATTAAGGTATTCGAAAAAAACAAAAAAATAATACTTATAATTACGAACTTTGCCTTTTTTTAGTATAAAATAACCAATATTACTGCCTATAACGGTGTAACTTTGCTAATACATTTTTTTATAAAACGTTGAAAATTAAATAACTATAGTTTTATAATAAAGAACCAATAGGGGGGTATAAGTAGTTAATAGAATAATTTGTTTTGTAATTTTCACTCCAACCTAATTACACCAACAACCAGAGCTACCCCTGAGATATCTTCTTTATTTACTTCAAATGGATCATAACTTAAATTGTCCGAAATCATAAGTAAGCTTTCTTCAACGGATCCTTGTTTTAGTCTTTTTATAATTATTCCCTGGTCCTTTGTGGCGATTACATGCGCCTTATTCCATTGGATAAACTTATTTTCATTGATAATGCGACAAGCAACCACATCTCCACTATTGTATTTTGGGTACATACTAGATCCTTCTACTTCAATCATGAAGTCAATTTGTTTATTCTTGAATTTTGGCACGATGTAATAGTCTTTTACGTCTCTTTCTTCAATTGAGAAAGAAGAGTTGCCAAATCCTGCAACAGCACTTAGGTTAACTAATGGAATGCCTTTATGGCTTCCATAAGCAACCTCTGATTCTGATACTATTTGACCAGATGCGACATTTTCATTATTTAACATATCCCCCTTTCCTGTTAAAAGCCAAGTTGGATTGATGTCAGGGTATGCTATTAGTATATACTCTATTTTTGAACTCCCAATATCTTTAACTTTGTCTAAAAAACCATTGGAAAGCCCTGTTTCCTTATAAAAAATATTTTTATTTATATTTTTTAACTCGATGATTTTCAATATTCTATCTACTATCATAAAAATAATTTAGATTATTTACTCAAAATGTTTGTTTTATTTAGAGTATATTCTATATATTTGTCGTGTACAAAATACAAAACGTATAAAATGAGCAAAAGTAAACAAAAAACAAGAACGTACTATCACGAAGATGTAATCATTATACTTCATAATAAGTACGGATTTACAAAAGACTACATACGAAAGTCAATACGAGGAGATCGTGTTGGTATCATACCAGATAAATTAAAGTCTGAATATCACGAGATGAATAATGCTTCAAAGAAAGCATTACACGAAGTTTCACAAAAACAAAAATAAAAAATGAAAACAGCAGAATTAATTTATAGCAAATATAAAGAACTCATTCCTGGCATTGATCACGAGCTTAAATTGAGCAATGTGCAATCATTAGTTGAATCTTCTGACGATTATGTAATAAATATCGATGATGTCGTAGAAGCAGAAAGATGTTTAGTTAAAGTTTTGATAGAAGTGATTAACGACTTGGTAGAATCAAAAGAAAAAAAATGACACCAAAATTTGAATTTAGAACGCTCATGGCGGTAATTATTATAGCTGGAGGAGCAATCATCTACTCCACAATTAAATTGTATTTAACCCTAAAATAAATAAGTATGAAAAAGTTAATGTTTATCATGTTGGTAGCTCTCACCATTGCATCGTGCAAAAAAGAGCAAGTTGAGCCAAATACTCCAGTGGGGGTGGTATCTGATACAGATATAGAAGGTACCTATTCAAGATTAGTTGGAGAATGGCTCCGCACAGAAGTTAATATAGGAGGCGGTTGGCAAAAAGCACCTCATTCATTTGTTGTAACCAAAACTACGTTAGACAATGCGCCTTACACAGTTATAGCCAAAGATAAAGTTCAACTCAACAATGGTAATATACTAGAATTTACCTTCACAAAAGACACATCTATTGTTAGAATAAACAATACTATTCTTGAAAAATGGACGCTTTAATCAATGACGACACTACTCGATGTGTGAACCACAGATGTTCGTTAAGAAGTAGTTGCAAAAGGTACTTACAATGTCAAATAGATAAGTATAATGAAGCAAAACACATGTCATATCATCGTTTTGGCGATTTAGTAGAAACTGTGAAGTGTCATCACTATATACATATTCCTCAATACCCAATAGCAGAAGTAGCTGTACAGTAAGAGGTTTCCCGAATTGGTGGCTGGGAACACAAAATTTAGATTAAAGCAGGTTCGAATCCTGCTTCGGGAACAAGGCAAAACAGAAGTATGTATAATGCCAATTTTAAATGCGCTAACCTAGGCGTAGGTGACGGCTCGGAAAGACGAGCACTTATTTAACTTAAAAAACAAAATTATGCTATACACAAAAGTATTACCAAATCAGCTAAAAAATCAAGGGTTTACACTTGATTTTGAAGAGAAAAAAGGAAGAATCGATTACGAATGTTGGGAGAAAGGCGTACTAAATGTTACGGTTGACCATGCAATGAAACGAGTAAGTGTTTTGGTTCAATGCGAAAAAGACTTTGAACTGAAAGACATGGCAAAACTTCATCAACTAGATGCTTTATTGAATGATACTAAACGATAAATGCATTTTCCTGAATGGTTTTTCTGTAGTTCGATTCTACAGCAGGAACAATAAAAAAATAAAACAATGATACAAGCATCTCCATACGAATATTACGCAGGCACATTATGTGTCAGAAAACCATTCTTGGTTGATGAAGAGCATATAATCACAGATTCATCCTATAGAAATTTAACGAATAGAGGACAGCTTTATATACTTAGACCAGGAAAAGGAAAATCAAATTACGCATTGATAGAGTTTGATTCAATGAGATCAGATATTAAAGCGAAAGTAGTTGCTATTCAACACCCTTCAAGTGTCGCATTTAATCTACTTACCAACTACATAAAACCCGATAACGAAGCTATCCGATTTTTTGCTAATTATCAGAATAATGATAACAGAAGTTTAGCTCCAAAAAAGCAACGCATATATGCTACTAATGCTATTCTATTGAACGCATGCAAAGACTATGAACGAAAACACGTAGGTCGTTTAAAGATTGGTAAAATATGGCAAAACATATCTGACTCACTCAATAGTTTAGAAGATTATGAGTTCAAACTTCCTACTAGCTCAAAAGCATTGAGAGTTGTGTATGATAAATACATTGATGGAGGTTATATGTCTCTTGTTCATGGTGGAGAAGGCAATAACAATTCAAGAAAAGTAAATGAGCAACTGGAAGATTTGATTCTATCAATCTATTGTATGAAAAATAAACCGTTTTCATCAACTGTACAACAGATCTACTTACAATTCTTAGGAGGAGCACTAGAAATTGTTGATCAAAAAACTGGAGAATTATTTGATCCGAAAGAATTTGAAAAAGATGGTAAGCCATTAGTTATAAGCGAAGCAACTGTTTGGAACTACATTAATGATCCTAAAAACAGAACAATCGTTGATAAATACAGAAGCGGTTCCCTTCAGTTTAATAATGAGCATAGACCTCACCACCACCGCCACTCTCCTAACTTCTCTTTAAGTAAAATATCACTTGACGATAGAGACTTACCACGTAAAATGCTTAACGGTAAACGAGTTAAAGCGTACTACGCTTACGATGTTGCTTCAGGATGTGTAATTGGAGCTTCTTATTCAAGAGATAAAGATACTAAGCTATTTCTAGACTGTATAAAAGACATGTTACTATTCTTGGACGGAAACGAAATGGGCATACCAATGGAAATGGAAGTTGAACATCACCTTGTTAATAGATTCAAAAATGATTTGATGAAAGCAGGAGTTGCTTTTCCATTTGTAAGATGGTGTGGAGCAGGAAACTCACAAGAAAAGAGAGCTGAACACTTTAATAAGGCTAAGAAATATGGTTTTGAGAAAAGATACCAGGACGGTATTGGTAGATGGTATGCAAAATCAGAAGCGCATAGAACGATAGTTGAAAAAGTGTTTGATAGCGAAAATAATAATTACAACGAAAAGAAATACGAATATGATGAGCTTGTTGCTGATGATAGAGAAATTATTGAAAAATATAATAACGGATTGCACCCGAACCAAAAGAAATACAAAGGGATGAGTAGAATGAATGTTCTAACGATGAACATCAATCCTAATCTAGCCAAATTTGACGAAGTTATTTGGGCAAAATATGTAGGTAATTGTACCCCTACAACAATAAGAAGAAGTCAATATGTAAGAGTTCAACATGCTAAATATAAACTGCCTTCAGTAAATATTTTGGAACTACTACAACCAAATAACTACAGCGTAGATGCTTACTATTTGCCATCAAAAGATGGAAATATTCCAACTGTAGTGCTCTATCAAAACGATCAATATATCTGCGAATGTGAGAAGATAATAACTTACAATGAAGCTACATCAGAACAAACAGAAGATGATCTTAGAGCTATAACTAAACAAAAAGAATATGTTAAAGAGTTCGACGATTCTATCAAAAAACAAAAAGAACGCATTAGTAGAATTCATCTACTGGAAGATGTTAAAATAAAACAACTACCTGCAGTTAAAACTATCGAGGAACCAATGGATTCTGATTTAGAAAACGATTTTGATGAGATACTCTCATCATACAACCCAGAAGCGGTAAAACAACAAGCAAAAAATAATCTTTAAATACAATTTAATCATGGTAACAATAGAATTTAAACAACGAGTAATTGAAGCTTTAAAGGAAGATTTAAAAAACTATCCTTCAGCAGCAAAACAAGCCGTAACGTTAGGACTTAATCCTGCACAGCTATCGAGGATCTCTAAAGGAGAAACAGAACAAGTAATAGCTGATGCTTCGTGGATGTCTATAGCAAGAAGATTAGATGTTTCATTCAATAAAGAATCTAAATGGATTACTGCAAGCACCCCAGTATTTGAATACATAAATAACCAATTATTAGATTGTAAAAACAAATCTATTTCAGGCATTCTTTGTGATGATGCTGACATTGGTAAAACACATGCTGCCAAACACTTTGTAAAGTCTCATAAAAATACTATTTACATTGACTGCTCACAAGTCAAATCTAAACAAAAACTAATACGTCAAATTGCAAAAGAATTTGGATGCACACATACTGGTAAATATGCAGATGTGTATGAAGATCTTGTTTATTATTTACGATCAATAGACGCTCCACTGGTTGTATTAGATGAAGCAGGAGATTTAGATTATCCAGCATTTTTAGAAATCAAAGCATTATGGAACGCTACTGAAGGTTCATGTGCTTGGTACTTGATTGGTGCCGATGGTTTAAAGTCAAAAATCAGATCTAATATTGATAGAAAAAAGGTTGGTTATACTGAGATTTTCTCCCGATTCGGAAATAGATATCAAAAGATAGTTGATGAAGGATTGGACGCTCGCATACTATTCAATAAAACACAAGTAGCATTAATAGTTAAAGCTAACAGACCAGAAGCTGACATTCAACGTGTATATGCTAAAACTAATGGATCTTTGAGAAGAATCAAAACAGAACTTCAAAAAACAAACTAAAAAGCATGAGTTTACCAGCTATTTCAATAAACAAGTTAGTAACAAAAAAGTTTAAAATAATGGAATTTGATGGCGTTTGGAAAGATTTAATGGGCACTCCTGAATGTTCTGGATCAATGCTAATTTATGGAGCTTCAGGTAATGGCAAAACGTCATTTGCATTAGCATTGATAAAATACCTATGCAACTTTAAAAAATGCGCTTACATTCCGTTGGAAGAAAAAGGAAAGCTATCGTTCGCAATGGCTTTGAGAAGAGCAAACTTAAAAAGTGTTTCCAACAAAGTTAAAATTTGGATAGAGTTTACTATTGAAGATCTTGATAGAGAATTAAACCAACCAAAATCTCCAGATATCATTTTTGTCGATTCTCTTCAATATTTAAAATTCAATAAAGAAGCACATCAGGGAATTACCAGATTTGAATTTAAAGACCTGATTGACAGGTTTCCAAAAAAGCTATTTGTATTCATATCCCAAACCAAAAACAACGAGCCAAAAGGAGCTCTTGGAGACGATGTTTACTACTACTCAGATACTTGCATTAACATTTTAAATTTTACAGCTATACCTACCAAACATAGATTTGGAGGAGGCGCATCTTACGAATTTATAAATATGAACAAATGAAAACAATAACGCACATTGAAATACAACGCCAAGAAGGCGTTACTAATCGAGCTTTTGTACAGAGGTCTTTGTCGATGAGCGAAGAGACATACAACACAAATGTTTTTGAAATGGGAATAGTTTTCTTAAATGAGATATATCCTGAAAATGATAAAATTTATTTACCACTATTCATTGATGCATCAAGAAGCATCGTGTTTTGGAAATGGTGGAAAGCAGAATGGCATATCTGGGAACAGGATCTTCTTAAATTCTTGTCAGATCATCATGTCGAAATGATGCATGACATGTGGTATCAAGAAATGCTACAAATGGCACATGATGACGCAACAGAATTATCTTTTTATAACTTTTTAAAAATGAGAAACTATAGTTTATGAAAAATTATCAAACAAAATATCAAAATTCTTTAGCGAAAGAGATAAAGGAGTTAGAAATAACACTTCAAATAGAATATAGTAAGCTAAAACACACTTTTGACGATGAAGCATGGCATGAAAAGGTTAGTTTGATCAACTCCTTAAGAATAGATATTCAAACCAAAAAGTCCAGAATTGAAAATTTTGGAAAAGACGCTTATATGCCAACAAAATATGTAATACCAAATCAAAATAAATAATATGGAAACAATTAAATTAAAAGACCTCGATGAGGGACAAAAACAAAAGCTAATGGATGAATTAGCTGCAGAACAGCAAGCAAAGCTTTCTGAACGAAAAAAGAAGCGAGTTATTTATGAGAAGAATCGTGAAAAAAGAATTCAAAAAATAGTGAAAGGTGTGAATAAACATTTTGAAGTCTTGAAGAAGTTCAAAGACTACGTTGGAGAAATCATGGAAGAACAACATGCCGAGTTGGAAGAATTTGGCTTGATAAAATCTTCGAGTAAAGGTGGTTTTCAGATAGTTTCTAACGATGGTAACTTTAAAATAGAAAGAAGTCGAGACACTACTCCTCGATGGGACGAAACTAGCCTTAAAGGCGTTGCACTTATTCGTGATTTTTTGATGCAACAAGATGACAACGCATCTGCAGAAACGCAGAGTAAATTGAAACTACTTATGAGTTTGCTTGAAAAGAACGCAGCTGGTGAGTTAGAATACAGTAAAGTAATGCTGTTTATTAAGCATCAAGATGCTTTTGATGCTCCTGAATGGAAAGAAGGGTTAAAATTGCTTATTGAAGGCTACAAAATTGAGTTCAAAAAGTACAGCTATCGCTTCTTAAAAAAAGATAAAAGCGGGGCATTTGTACCAATGTCGTTGAACTTCTCTAATCTGTAAAATGTCAAGAACTCGAAAAATATGGACACTAGAAGAAACTGAGTTGCTGAAAGAAAAATACAGCAACTCGGCAACGGCTGATCTGTTGGTTTATTTTCCCGGAAGAACACTCAGTTCACTGAATGGTCACGCACATTCAATTGGGCTTAAGAAAACAAAAGAACATATTTTGATGATGTATGAAAAACACCCTTTAAACGGGTTTAATACCCGTTTTAAAAAAGGCATTCCGCCCGCAAATAAAGGTGTTAAAATGAGTCAAAACCAAAGAGCTATTTGTTCTAAAACATTCTTTAAAAAAGGCAGAAAACCAGCTAATACGAAAGAGGTAGGCACTATTTCAAAAAGAAAAGATAATTCAGGAAAAGTCTATTCTTATATTAAAATAGCAGATTCTCATTGGGAGCTTCTACATCGACAAAAATGGATTGAAGTTAATGGAGAAATTCCTGAAGGTCATAGAATTCACTTTAAAGATGGGAACACGCTTAATTATACAATTGAAAATTTAATGTGCTTAACTCCTCAAGAAGCAATGGACATGAATCGAATTACGAATTTACCTTCACAACTACAAGAAGTAATTAAAATTAAAAATAAACTAATCAAAAAAATAAAAAATCATGGCAAAGAACAAAATTGAAGATTTAAGAGATCTTTTATTCGGACAACTCGAACGACTTAATGATGATGATATTACTCCAGATCAATTAACTATCGAAATGAATAGAGCTAAAGTTATGTGCAGTGTTGGAGCTGTAATTGTAGATACCGCTCGTTTAGAGGTAGAATTTATTGAAACCGTAGGCGCACTGGGTACTTCTTCCCAATTTTTTAAAGATATTAATCCAAAACAACTATCCTAATGTTACTATTCAATTTTTTTAAACGAAAAAAGAAACCTGCAGGTTTAAGTACTAAAAATATTAGTACGCTTGGAAGAGCTAAAAAAAACACTTACATAGCCGAAATAGACATTATTTATAATGGTAAGAAGTTAAGACGATTTGAAGCTTCTGAAGATGGCTTCTCGCGATCAAATGTAAGAACTAAAATGAATAACGGATTTTCATTAAGTGTTGGACGTATTTATCGAAAAATAAGATGAAAGTAAAACACTGCACACGTGTCGAGTTTTCTGCATTTGGAAAGAGAGAAGTCTGTTATACACACGAAGAATCTCTTCTTAATATCACAAAGTTAGTGAAACAGATAATAGATACAGCTCACGTAATAAGTGTTACAAGAGTGAAGGTTTCAAACGAAACCTTCCTCTCTGATAACCTTCACAATATTGTTGAATGGATTAAAAAGATAAAGAGATGAATTACAAAGCATATTTCGCAGCTGAAAAGCAGTTAAACGAGAGAGGATTCAATTTGCCTCGAAAAGAAATCATTGAGATGGCTACAGGAGGTAGAAAACATTCTTTAAAAGCACTTAGTCCTTTTGAATATAATGAGGTTTTAAGATCGATTAATCAGATCATATTTAGACAACCTAAAGAAGAAGAAGAAGCAGAAGCAAACAAAATGCGTAGAAAAATAATTGCGCTTTTTGCAAAACAAGGCTGGAGAACTACTGAAGGTAAATCGGATATGAATCGAATCAATAATTGGTGTATTAATTATGGTAAGTTTAAAAAGTCATTAAATCAACATACTAATTCAGAGCTTCCTCAATTGATTTCGCAAGTAGAGAAAGTATATCAATCATTTATTGAAACGTTATGAGTGTATATATCTTAACATTGGTAGGAACTACAGGTGCTAAATTCAAATTAACCTATAAAGGTGGTTATTTTAAGAAGTTAGAATGTATTTCTGGTGCAATTAATCAGCGTCAACACGAGTCTTTGTTAACGGTTTGTCCACAAGTAGAAAAAGCGATTATGATTCTTCGTATTAAATACGATGGACGTGTTACTTGGGAAGAAGTAACAACTAAGAATGGAAGTATGTACACTCAATTCTTAACGGTATATGAAGAATGGTATTCCGAAAGATTTAAGCTTCAGCACTCAATGAATGGTGTAGAAGGTAAAGCTTTAAAGTATATAATATCTGCACTTACAAAGTTGGCAGGTTCAGAAGAACTAGCTTTTGAAGTATTTCAGATCATACTTTCTAAATGGTCAGATCAAGAAGAATTCTACAGATCGCAAACAGAACTAAGACAAATAAACTCGAATTTAAATATCATTTTAAAAGTAATTAAACATGGAAAATCTACCGCAAAAGCAGAGGGCACAGATTTATCAAATGATTTCAGAGAAAACTTCAAAAATTGAATTGATAGAACGTTTTGGAAGCCTTACGGTCAAGAAAATCGTAAACGAATCTTATCCAACAATAGGAGCGTTAGAACGTGAATATGGTAAAGAATCACTTACCAGTGCAATAGGAGTTATTATCAGTGATATTTCTCTTTCATTTAACAGCGAACTTAATGCAAATGATATTTTGGAAGTAGCTGCAGAAATAAGAAGTAGTATTCTTCGAAATGTGACATTGGAAGGTGTCTATTTAGCATGTTCAGATTTGAAAAGAGAATCGATAGTTGGTAGATTAAATGTATCAAAATTATTAAAAGCAATGCATAAGCATTTAAATGACATAACAATTGAAGCTCAATCTAAAAACTATAATGATCATTTAGCTACCAAGCATCAAGGAAATAGTTTTTCTGTCGCAAGACAGGAAGCAGAAAAGTTTGCTCAAAGAGAAGCTTCAAAATGGTATTCACAACAAAAAACTAAATAATGTCAGAAATGAAAAAAGCATATATATCAGGTGCAATTACAGGAACTTTAAATGCTGCTAAAGATTTTTATAATGCGGAATTACAGCTCATTAACGAAGGTTATGATGTTGTTAATCCTATGAAGTTAAATCACGACCACGATAAGTCTTGGGAAAGCTATATGAAAGTGTGTATTAAAGCAATGTGCGAATGTGATGAAGTTTTTATGTTGTACAAATGGGAAACAAGTAAAGGCGCAAACAGAGAGAGATCTTGCATGTATTCTTGGGATTAATGTACAATATTTTAATAAAACCGCAAATAATTCAATTAAAATAAACAACAAATGAACACGCTAAAAATTGAAATCCCTGAAGGGTTCGAAATTGAGAATTTCGATAAACAAACTGGAACTGTTAGCTTGAAGCCTAAGTTAAAACCACTTATTGAACGCATTAAAACATTTGAGGATGTTTGTGAAGAAATGGGAAAAGATGTTAATGATTATAGGATTAATATTATTGATCCAATTGAAGATAGAGCAATAGTGGCAATGCGTAAATTATGGCTAATTTATGAGTTATTCCAAGATGGAGTTGAACTAGATCCTCATGATACAAATCAAAAAAAGTGGTATCCATGGTTTGACTTAAAGGTATCAGCTGCCAACCCTTCGGGCTTTCGGTTCATCGATTCGGATTACACGTACACGGCTTCGCGCTCGGTTATCGGTCCACTCCTTTGGTTGCCTGATGAAAAAACAGCCAACTATGTGGGTAAAACTTTCGAAGCAGAATTTAAAGCAATAGTATTAATCTCAAACATATAAAATAGCATGAAAACAGAAATAACAACATTAGCACAGGCATTAGAAAAATTGAAAATGCCTTTAGACACAAAACCTGTAATAACAGGTGTGGATGAAAAGTATAGCAAAACACTTGAAAAAGTATTTCAAGCATTAGTAATTAGCGAAGCACTTCGTGAAGGTTGGGAGCCTGATTATGAGAACATAAATCAAAATAAATATGAAGCTTGGTTTGACTTGAATACAGACAAAGCCAACCCTTCAGGCTTTCGGTTCGGCGATTCGTATTTCACGCGCGCGAATACGCACTCGGTTTTCGGTCCACTCCTTTGTCAAGAAACGAGAGAAGCTTCTGACCATTTCGGAAAGTTGATGGTTCCGATATTCAGAGATGTTTTAAAACCACAGAAATAAGAGAATAAGGTTGTGTGATGTGGCTGTAGCTGTATGTTCGTTGTTCAGGCTTTCAGTTCAACGATTCGAATTACACGAACACGAATACGAACTCGGTTATCAGTCCACGCCATTGTAATAAATACATCACAGACCTTGCTAACATAGCAAAAAAATACAGTTAAAAACGGTCGCTGGTATCTTCGGAGAAGGCGACCATATAACAAAGGAAATGAAGAGAATAAATAACTTATATAGTCAAATTATTAGTCTTGAAAACTTGGAGCTTGCAGATAAAATAGCAAGAAGAGGAAAAACGAGGCAATATGGAGTTATAGCTCATGATCGTAACAAAGAATCGAATGTCGAGTCATTGAGAATTGAATTAAAAGATAGAGTTTATAGGACATCCGAATACACTAATTTTAGTGTTTTTGAACCGAAAGAACGATTAGTATATTGCCTTCCTTATTTTCCTGATAGAATTACGCATCATGCAATTATGAATGTGCTTGAGCCTGTTTTTGTATCCACATTTACAGCTGATACATATTCCTGTATAAAGGGAAGAGGCATACACAAATCCTCGTTTAAATTGAGAAGAGCATTGCAAGATGTTCCTGGCACAAAGTATTGTTTGAAGTTGGATATAAAGAAGTTCTATCCAAGTGTTGATCATGACATTTTAAAAGCATTGCTTCGCAGAAAATTAAAAGATGCTGATCTAATTTGGTTATTAGATGAGATAATTACTTCAGCTCCTGGACTCCCAATCGGAAACTACTTAAGTCAGTATTTCTCTAACTTTTACCTTACTTATTTTGACCATTGGCTCAAAGAAACATTAAGAGTTAAGTATTATTTCAGATACGCTGATGATATGGTGATACTATCAGATTCAAAACCTTATTTACACGGTGTTTTATCAGCGATTAAATCCTATTTAAACAATGAATTGAAGCTTCAAGTAAAAGAGAACTATCAAGTATTTCCAGTTGAGAAAAGAGGTATTGATTTCGTTGGATATAAGCACTTTCATACGCATACACTATTGCGTAAATCAATCAAAAAGAGTTTTGCTAGGAAAGTATCAAAAACCCAAAATCCAGCAACTATTGCCGCCTATCATGGTTGGGCAAAACATTGTGATTCTAAACACCTTATTAAAAAATTACTTCCAAATGAAAAACTTTAAAGATTTGGGCATTTCCAAGCCATCCATTAACTCAATGGTGGGCGAAAAGATTAAAGTAGATAGGATTCTCAATAAAGAAATTGAAGTATTGAAATTCTCTATTTCAGAATCTAAATACAATGGATCACTACTTACAATGCAAATTAAAACCAATAATGAATTGCGCATTGTATTTACAGGTTCTACGGGCTTAATTGACCAAATAAAGCAAGTTAAAAACGAAGATTATCCTTTCAAAACTACGATTGTAAAGGAAAATGAGTTTTACGAATTTAATTAGAAATAAATCAATAAATTAGCAAAATAAATTAAAAAACTATGAAAAAAATAATCATTATGTGTATTGCACTGATAATACTAACAGCTTGCTCAAATGACTTGAATAAAAAAGTGAATTTAGCAGAATGGAAATCAGTAATAACAAATCTAAAATCAACGAATAAAGACTATTCTGAAGCTGATTATAATACTGCAGGAGATGAATTATTTAAAATGGCATCTAATGGTGAATCTTTAGATATTACATACAAAGAATTGCTTGATACGGCTAAACAAAAAAATGTTGAATATCAAAAAGAAATTGCTAAATACCAAGCAAGTATACAGAAGCTCGATGATGTACTTAAAATTGAAATTATTGGGGGAGAATATAGGTATTTAGACGAAGAGCCATATCCAAATATTTATGTTTATGAAATGTCAGCGCAGAATAATGGTAAGAAGACAATTGTTGCAATTAAAGGATCTATTAAGTTCTTCAATACAAATGATAAATTGCTCTTTACTACTTATTTTGATAAAGCCGCTAATCTTACACCAGGAACAAATGTAAACCATGATGATTATGGCGTAATTGATGAAGATGATGAATTGATAGAGCTTAAATCATTACCTTTTTCTGCTATAAAATGGAAATGGCTACCTGAAAGTATTTTATTTGAAGATGGAAGTAGATTAGACGCTTTACCTGAAGTGTTTTAACCATTTTCCTGATGTCAGGAATATGATGTATAATTAGCCTTATTTCGATAAGGCTTTTTTTATGCTTTTTTATATTAATAAAATCTATTATATTTCTGTAGTTATAGAAAATATCTATATATTTGTATAACCTAATATTTTAATGGCATATACACCTCGAAATAAGCTAAAGAAATTTAAATATATCATTGATGTGTATAATCAGGTGAAACAAGAAGATATTCCCGATACTAGAATAGTAGCCAATATATTTCCAAAATATGGAATATTCATTTCACGTGCTACTTGGGTAAAGATTAAAGGTATGAAGCCATCAGAACTATCACAACCTCAATTATCCCTATTTTAACAGTCAGAATTTTCTGCAGTATATGTAATCACATATACTTGCACGCCATCATCTCTCATTACTCTGTTTCTAGCTGTGCGTATAAACGAACTTATTGTTGGATCAGGAGAATAACCTTGTATTTTTTCATGTACAGCATCAATAATAGTCCAAATACTTTCTGCTTGATCTCTTTGTGTTATAGGTGCTCTACTCGATGTATTTGTCAGCTTCAAATTCGCAATTCTTATTTCAAGTACAAAATTAGACATCTGCCTATTTACAGGTGATTTTGTTGGATTACGTCCTTTGTTGGTGTAAATATCACTTTGAATGTCAATTAAAGCACATGGCCATTTTACTGGAAAATTAGGTGAATAATTGTCTAATTGACCTGTATTTTCATCCACGTACTTCAGTTCGCTAATTGTAGATAGCAAGGTTCTAACATTATCAATAACTACTTTCATTTTTTTAATTTTTGAGTGATGTATTTTTCTAAATCTTTCAAATTATAATCTACAATATTCTTGACGATTATGCCTATATTCGGATGTGATCCAATAAATTTACGTTGTGGAATCCTTATTTTGCTGCCTACTTTTTTCATTGCTAAAAACTTCCATTGTTGAGCTTCAGCAGCTAAAGACTGGTTTCTTTTTGTTGCTCCTTTACCAACTGCTCCTTCTGATTTGTAGAACATCGCCCAAAAGAACTTCTTCATTTTAACAGTAACGATTATTTCGCCACCTTCATTTTGTAATTTTGCATAAGGCATAGAAGAACTCCACGAAATATGATCCCCTGAAACTCTTGAAGTAATAGATCTTCTTAGGTTCCCAGAACGTATCATTAAAGAACCTTTACTATTTGCCAGTTTAGTCCTGTTCCAAGGCTTATCAAAGAAAGCTTTTCGATTGAAGTTTTTGTCAAACTCCTCGCTTACCTTTATTTTAGTATCAGTAAGAATGTTTTTTATGAACTCATTAGGATTCATTTCTTGATGATTTTATCAGCTCCAACTACTTTTGTATAGCTATTATTTGGCGGAAAAACTTTCTTTTCTGCTCCCGGATTAAACCGAAACATTTCAAGTTTATTTTTTCCGTCTTTTGAAAGCTGTGTTGTTGCAATATTTCCTTTCTTTTCTGCTTCAGAACTATTGCTTTCTTCATTTTCACGCGCCAATACTTCAACTGCATGACATCTACATCTCCATCCATTTGGCGGATAGTAATTATTCCAAAATGCGTCATTTTTTGGTAAAGTTATGCCGTTTAAATCAGCATGACTTATACGTACTTTATCATCTTGAGCAGTTACATATTTTAAAAGATACCTAGAACTATCATCTTGTAAATTAGCCCAATTTGCTGCGCTTTGTGATGAACTAACTGCAAATTGATACTCAGCTTCTAAATAGCTTTCATTGTAATCACTCTTCAATGACTTTATTTGTTGCTGAAAATCTGAAAAAGCCCGAATATTTCCTTTTTCATCCTTCAGAAAAGAAGCAGCGTTTTTAAGCTGTGCATTTCCTTTTAATTCAGAAAATATAAATATATCTTTTTCAAGATAGGTTTTCATTTCTGTAGGCACTTCATGACTTAAGCCATAAGCAAGTACATCATTAGTTGCATTTATTAAGTCTTGATAGTCTTTGTTGCTTTTTAAGTCATTAACATCATAAGTGCCTTTATCATGAAGTGATTTAAAGGCGTTTGTGGCTGCTTTTAAAACTCGTTTAAATAGCGATGAAACTTTATCAGATAACTCTATAGTTGTGCCTCCACAATCGTTACAATGTGCATATTGTTTTTGAATACTTTGATGAAGGGCGAGAAAATAAGTAGAAGCTGGAACAACGCTTATATTACCATCTCTCGCCCTTAATGAAAAAAATCAGACGAGAGATTAGTATTAACAGGAGTAAGCTCTTTCATTGTAGTGATGAATGTCCCGAATTTTTCATTTAGTTTTTCAGCATCCAAATTGGCAAAAGGTGCTAATTTAATATTTCGATCAAATAGTTCTGCTAAATCTTCAGAGGGATCAAATTCAAATTCTAGACCAACAGGAATAACACCGAGTTTTGCTAGTGCTGGTAAAATAATAGCATTCCATTGTTGTTCTACTATTGCCATATCGGCATATACAAGTGTAGATAAGAGCTCTTGTGATGCAGTTTCTTTTGAATTACTTCCATTCTTGGTGTCTTGACCAATGATAGCTCCGCTTATCAGCATTGAAACCTCATTGTTTGTGCATGCTATGAGATTTTTATATACATCTCCATTGGTTGCTACACCATTTGCAAACTCAAATGTTTCATGTTCGTCAATTATAAACCAAGCAGCTGCTCCCATATCTGTCATCATCGCCTCAGCACGATCTAACATTTTAGGATCTTGCGTATTTGTTTTCATATACCTTGGCGGTATACCATATATCTCGCATAGTTCTGACCAACAACTTAATGCAAATTTTTTAAACAATACAGGAGGAATAGCTTTATTGATCAATCCTAACATATCTTCCGATAAAAACTCAAGCACATACGTTCCATACTCTTGAATTTCACGGTATTTAATGAATTTATCTTCTGTGTAATCGCTATAAAAATAACCTTTTTGAGGAACTACATTGGTTCTTGGTACTTGCGTAAAGTCAATGCTTAATTTCTTATTTGCATCATAGCTTAAAGTTAGTTCTCCTAGGCTGTAACCATAATAACGAGCGTTCAAAATAGCATTTGTAAGCTTCCTATAAATTGGAGATTTAGCAATTAGATCTGTTGTTACCTGGTCAATTTCTCCTGAAGCTTTTTTTATTGAAAAATCCACAGAATATACTTGGTTATTTCTATTCTCAATTTGAGACGTAAGCAACGCATCAATCATAGCATCAGAATACAATAACTGTAATTGCCAGTTCTTGGGTTCTTCTGCAGACCAAGAAGCAATTGCATCATTCCATGTTTTAATGTCATTTGTAGTCTTAGTTAAAGACTTAGGAATATATGGTAATACTGTTTTTGGAGCATTTCCTTTTGGAGCATCTGCTAGTGTAAATAACTTACCTCCTCTTTTACTTGGTAAAAGCTTTTTCCAGCCTTCAGCTGATTGGTTTAAAAATCCCATAATTAATAATGATTAAATTTTGGACGTGAGCCACTTCTAAATGCTTGTTTTGCAACTTGTATTGGATCAGTAGGATCTAATGTTGGAAGGCTTGCAATAGTTACATTTCCTTTATTTACTTCCATCATATATTTAACTGCTCTATCGTAGCGTTCTTTTATATGATCATACATTATATCAGCATTACATAACTGTATTACATGCCATGCTGTAACCGTTTTAGTAATCTGTAATATAAGTGAGTTTCTTGCTGATCCTACTGCGTTAAAAATAGCATCTGTATCGTACAATAACCTTCCGTCTTTCCATCCTGATTGATTATTAGGGGTAAGATATCCTTTCACCTCTTCAATAGCTGCGCTAACAGCTTCTAAAGTAATTGTAGTATCACCTTCTGTAATTTGATCTAATTGATATTGATAAATAACACTGGTTAACTCCATTTCTGTTAAAAACATAATTTTCTAATTTGATTAATATCTTCTGTTAGATCTCTTTCCAACACGATAAGTAGTATCTTTTCTAATTGTATAATTTTGAATAATCCAAACGCCTCCTTCAATTGCATCAGGACCGTCCATTGTTTTTGAATTAATGGAAACACCTAACCATTGATCTTCCAAAGTTTGCATGTGTTTATTTCCTTTTTCTTCCTGATTAAATATTAAATTACCCATTCGATTTATAGGTTCCAATGTCCCTTCTATACGTGCGTATTTTTCAGGCTTTTTGCGACTATCTGGAGTGATAGGTATTACATGCCCTTCAGCAGCTGATTGTTTATAAATTAAAGGCAAAATAACCTGTTGATAAAAAGGATCTTGAAGACTATTATTTTCGATATAAATACGTTTTATATCTACTTTATTTTCACTTAAATATCGATGAGCTTCATATAGCCAATCTACAAATGTTGCATTCCCAACTCTATCTAACCAAACACGATATATGTAATATCTATTGCTTTTATAGCCAATTATAACAACTCCTTTAGTAGATGATGCGCTACTATCTTTATTAGATGTTGCTGGATCTGCATATACTAAAACATGTTGGCACTCTTGAATAGGAGGACATTTACCATAATTAACTTCTTTGAATACATCTCCTTCAATAATTGGATTATTGAAATATTCTTTTTGAGCAGAATTGTAACTTATTTTAGACAGAACTCGATCAATTAATAATTCAGTATTTTTATTCGGCCAAGTACTTTTTCCGTTTTTATCGCGAATATTGACTATTTCGCAATAATCAGCTTTTTTCATTAGCTCTGTAACGGTACAATATTTAGCAATAATATTTCCATTAACAATTATGAGTAAAGGATTAGATATTGATCGCGTTGGAATAAGTGCTTGTTCCACCCAGTTCACTTTTTGTTTAATCCGCTCTTTATTCCGACATTCTTCATCTGTATCTATATCATCAATTATGATAGTGTCAGGACGCATTTCATCTTTTCGAGTACCACGAGGAGATTGTCCTGCGCCTAATGCACGAAAAGCAACTCCTTTTTTTGTGATAAACTCACCTGCTTCCCAGTTACCTATTCCTCTCTGTTCTCCATAATCGTTAATGATACGGTTATTTGATTCTAAAATAGCCTTGTACGGAAGCAATAAGCGCTCTGCATTATCATACGTATTTGAAATGAGTAAAACGTTAAACTTTTTTTCAAGTAGAGTAAGATAAAGTACTTCCATCATGGTTCTACCTGACTTTGATAGTTCTCTAGCCCATGGGCGTACTTCATAAAACTCGGGATTGTTTAATACTCTTTTTGTGGCTCTCTTATGAAATGGAGCAGGCTCTGAAGTGTAAAAATTAGGAAAATAGTATTTAAACCATGCTTCATGATTTTTCTCAAGAGTCTTAATTCTCTTTAATTTCTGTGTCGCACTCTCCGTTAAATCAATAGGAGTTGCTTTGCGAATGTTTTCGCTAAATTCCTTCCAGTCAATTAAATACTGTTTATCAAGTTTCTTGATCATTTCAATTTACTTTGGATGAAAGTGTCGTAATAGCGAGTTACTTCTTTAGCCAAGTCTATGTCCGTTTCTTGAAGGAATATGATGAACTTTTTACCAACATCTATAATTTCTCCTAAAGAAGTGTCGACTTCTAATTGTTTAATAGCAGCTGTTAATTTTATAATAGCATCCACATCTTTTGTAGTAACCAAATTGCCTTGATTCTCCTCAATATTTTTGTTGAGTTTTTCGAGCTTGTTATACAGTGAAGTGATTTGCTCATCCTTAATAGTAATTAGAGAGCGTTTCATCTGAATCCAATTGAACTTCTTAGCCCAGTCGCCAATAGTCTTTTCACGCACGCCTGTACGTATTGCTACTTCTTTAAAAGTTAGCTTTTCATTGACTACTAATAGTTTAGCGTAGTTCTGTTGTTCTGTTTTTGATACTCCCATGGTACAAAATTCACGCAAAAGCATTGATTAAGAAAAAAACCGTCCAAGGGTTGGGCAACTATTTGATTAACAGATTTTAAGCCACCAATTTTGTAGCATCAATTAAAAAAGTATGCCACACACATTTGTGATAAACGATCAAACAAAAAAGAACGCACACGGTTTCAAAACCTTGAATTCTGGCATTGATATGAATAGATTTAGATCTAATCCTGTCATTTTAGATTATCACAACCCTACTAATCAGAATGTAATTGGACGTTGGACGAATATAAGAACTGAAGGAGATAAATTACTTGCAGATGCTGAATTTGATAACGAAGATCCAAATGCAAAATTGATTGAAGGAAAAATTGAGCGTGGATTCATTAAAGGTTCATCAATGGGTATTAAACCTATCGGTTCAGAACCTTTTAAACTTGACTTTGAAGGAGTACCAACTCTTCAGAAAAGCGAACTAATGGAAGCTTCTATAGTTGCCATACCATCAAATGCTAATGCTATCAAATTATATGCTGAAGCAGGAATTGAAATGAGTGCAGTTGAAATTAAGCTAGCACTATCAACAGAAGAATTTAAACCCGAAACAAACCCCAAATCAAATAAGATGCACAAAATCAATTTGTCCATAATTGCGCTTGCAGCATTGTCAATGTCAACGACAGAAGCAACTGCTGAGAATATTGCGCCTGCGGTTGAAGATCTTGCAAAACGCTTTAACGAGCAAAATGCAGAACTCACTGCTTTGAAAGCTAAAGTTGAATCTCAACTAAAATCTAACGCTGAAACATTAATTGAGCAAGCTGTCACAGACGGCAAGTTAACTGCTGATTTAAAAGAGAGTTGGACGAAAATGGCAATCGCTGATTTCGAGACAATCAACAAAACAGTTTCAGCAATGAAAGGCACAACTTCTTTAGCTGCTCAAGTAGCTAATAGTGATAAATCAGAAGTGAAAACTGCTGATGATTTCGAGAAGCTTTCAGATGTTGAAAAACTTGCTTTCAAGAATAGTAAGCCAGAAGAGTATAACAAAATTTTTGCATAAACTAAAAAAATAAAGATGCCAGCAACTTTCCCACAAGTGTGGTTGAACCGTGTAAGAACACTTTTCACCACTCAAGATCAAGCTCCATGGTTAGACGGAGTAGAAGAACTTAATGTTCAAGTAATCGAAGTAGGTTCAGGTACCGCTTCAGAGTCTAACATCATTCATATCCCTACAACGGATTTTGAACCAGATGTATTGATTAATAACACAACTTATCCAATAGCTCTTCAGGCATATACGGATGACGAGGTTACGATTCAACTAGATAAGTACCAAACAAAAGTAACTACAGTATCAGATGATGATACTATGGGAGCTTCTTATCCGAAAATTGATGGAGTTACAAAAACTCATGTAACGTCAATTACTAAGAAAAAATACCAAAAAGCAATTCACTCACTTGCGCCAGGAACTAATTCTGCAGATACACCAATTGTAGAATGTACAGGAACTACAGTAGGAAGTAGAAAACAAATGACGTATGCGGATCTAGTAGCTATGAAAGCAGCAGCTGATAAAATGGAAATGCCTGCAGAAGGACGTAGAGTAGTTTTGTCATCTGATCACTTCAATGATTTATTATTGAGTACTGGTGAAGTTGGGAAAGCTCTTGTTAATTACTCCGCAGGAAAAACTGTTCCAATTATTGCAGGATGGGAAATCTATACGTATGTTGCTAATCCTTATTACACATCTGTAGGTGTTAAAAACGCATTCGGAAGTATACCAGGCGCAACAGATAGGCGTGCTTCTATTTTCTTCTCTGTACCAAATGTAGTTAAGAAAACAGGGTTAACAAAACAATATTTCTCTCCTTCAACAGGAGCGCCTACTACACAATCTAATCAATTGAGTTACCGCCACTATTTTATCGCACTACCAGTTAGAGCGAAATATTTAGGAGCGAACTACTAAGCCAATAAATCCGCCATGATTGAAGCGACAGCAACTATAGTAACAACGCTCGCAACAGCGTTTGTTACTTGGTTCTTCGCGAGGCGATTGCACAAGGCGGAAGCTAAATCTAAGGAGATTGATAATGCACAGAAGAATGCTGAATATTATCAAAAGCTAGTCGATGACTGGGTTGCTCGCTATCAAAAGGTAGTGCTTGATTTGGATAAAGCTGCGGAAACGATAAAACTTCAAACTGAAAAAATTGAAGAGTTATTGTCAAATGTGCATCACTTGACGGAAGAACTAAAGAAATACAAGCAATTAAACGGTAAAGCATGAACATAACCGACAAAATTATAGCCATAGCAATTACTCAATTAGGAGTAACTGAAGTTCCATTAGGTTCTAACGCTGGTCCAGATGTTGAAAAATATCTAAAAAGTGTAGGGTTAGGAAAAGGTTATAGTTGGTGTATGGCTTTTGTTTATTGGGTAGTCTCTAATGCTGCGAAACAATCATTCAAAGAAACTCGGCTAAAGAAAACAGCAGGTGTTTTGGATCAATGGAATTCTCATCCAGAATTAAGACTTACTACTCCTGTTCCTGGTTGTGTTTTCATTATGGATTTCGGACATGGTCAAGGTCATACTGGAATTGTAGAGAAATTGCTACAAAATGGAATGATAACTACGATTGAAGGCAATACAAATGATGATGGATCTCGTGAAGGTATTGAGGTATGTCGCAGAACTAGAAATGTAAAGAATTGTAAAGGATTTTTAAATACCGACGTATGAAATTAAAACATTGCATCATCTTATTTTTAGCTTTTACGCTAATTTCTTGCTCAGGATCAAAACAGATCATTGAAAATTCAACAAATACTTCTACTGTAAAAACGATAAGAGATACTGTTAGAGATACGGTTTATCTTATTAAAGCTGACACAAGTCATTATATAGCCACTCTTTCTGTAGATTCTACTGGTAAAGTAAGTGTTGTTAATTCAACTTCAAGTGCAGGTTATCATCTATCAGCTCCTAAAGTTAGGATTGTTAATAATAAGATCACGGTTGATTGCGAAGATAAAGCACGTGAATTATTCAAGCAATGGGTAGAACACTATGAATCTACACATATTGAAAAAGTTACTAAAAAAACAATAATCGAACAAGTACCTAAGAAAATGACTAAGTGGCAACACTTCTTGTTTTGGACTGGAGGTATTACTTGGTTAATTCTTATAGCGACCTTGATAGGTTGGATTTTAAACAAATACTTAAAAATTAATAGAATATGAAATCAATTTTCAAAACACACCCGAATTTAAAGGAGGCTTTTTTCACGAGTGATGATCAGGCGTTTTATTCAGAAGATTCTGCAAGAAACCACTCAAAAACATTAGACGATAAGTCTGTTGATTTGGTTAAAAACTCTTTCAAAAAAGAGAAAGATGTTGAAGAGACAGAAGAAGAAACTGCAGCAAGAAAAAAAAAGGAAGCAGAATTAATTGCTAAAAAAGAAGCTGATGCATTGGCAAAAGCTGAAGCAAAAGCGAAAGCGAAAGCTCCTGCAAAAGCGAAAGCTCCTGCAAAAGCAGAAAAAGTAGTTGAAGAAAAATCTGCTGAAGAATTAAAATCTTAATTGACCAAAAAAAGCAAGCTATGTTACCAGGTATAGATATTCAATTTGAAAACGGCAACGTAAGTAATGTCGTTGTAAGTCCAGACGGTGTTTTAGGACTAATCGGAAACGCAGTAGCTGTTTCACCTACTTTTGTTTTAGACACTCCTTACATTCTTAAAGGGATGACGGATGTAGCCGCTTTAGGTATTACTGATTCGATAGATAACCACATTTTGTATAAAGCTCTTTCTGAATTTTATGCAGAAGCAGGTGAAGGTACAGAACTTTGGTTGATTGGTAAAGCTCAGACAACTAAAATGAGTGATTGGTTTACGCCAGTATCAGGAAAAACACCAGCAGAGACATTATTAGATGCTGCCAATGGAAGAATAAGAGGTTTATTAACCGCATTCAATCCTGATGGAAGTTATACTTCTACCATTACTGATGGATTTGACGCAGATGTATTATTAGCGAGAACTAAAGCTCAAACTTTAGCTGAAAATTATACGACAAATAAGTATGCTCCTATTTTTGTAATAATTGATGGTTATAACTACGATGGAACATTAGCAAGTATAGTTGACTTATCTCTTGAATCCAATAACAGAACTGCTGTTTTGGTTGGAGATACTGAAACAAGAACAGGAACTACTGCCTCTAAAGGAAGTGCAGTTGGAGTTCTTGGTGGTCGAATAGCAAGAATTAAAGTATCTGAAAATATCGGTAAGGTAAAATTAGGTCCTTTAAAACCGTTGAAGATTTATATCCTAGATACTCCAATTGAAAGCTTTGATGTTGCATCATTGCATGATAAATCTTACATCACTTTTCGTCAACATGTTGGTAGATCTGGTTACTTTTTTACGTATGATCCTTTGGCTACATTACCAACAGATGATTATAATCATTTAAGTAATAGACGTGTAATTGATAAGGCTTATCGCCTTGCATACGGAGTATTGCTGAATGAATTATTAGATGATTTCTCATTGAATAACGATGGAACAATATCTCCATTTTTTGCAAGTGAATTGTCAGCACAGGTTAGAGCTACTATTGAAAGTTCAATGACTAATAATGAGGAGCTGTCACACGATCCAACTGATAAAGACGATCAAGGAGTAATTTGCTCAATTGACACTTCTTGGAATGTTCAATCGACTTCAAAAATTAAATTGAATTACTTACGAGTAAGATTGAGAGGTCAAGCAGAATTCATTGACGTACCGTTGGGATTTGTTCCTGCATCATAATTTAATCACTAATTAAATACAATAGAAATGGCATTTAACGCACGCGAATATGAGTGGTCAGATTTAACACTCATTTTAGGAGGTCAAGATATTACAGGATTCCAAGGAATCAAGTATTCTGAAAAAGTAGAACGTGAAGCAATTTTTGCAAAAGGAAAGTATCCACACTCTATTCAAAGTGGTAATATCACTATAGAAGGTGAGATTACATTACTACAATCTGAGTATGAAGCATTGGTTATTTCTGGAGGGGGTTCTGTTCTCGGGTTGGCAGTAGATGCTCAAGTATCTTACGGTAATCCTCCAGACGCAATGATCACTGATAGAATTTCAGGACTTCGTTTCTCAGAAGCTGCAAAAGAATTCAAGCAAGGAGATAAAAACCAAGTAATAACATTGCCATTTATGGCGCTTAAATTAACCAACCAAACATCTTAATCATGGTATCACAGGAACAAATCCAAGAATGGAAAGAAAAGCACGGAGACGTTTATAAACTTTCAGTTGAAGACAAAACGTGCTATTTAAAAAAACCTAACCGCAAAACACTTTCTTATGCATCTACTGCAGGAGCAAAAGATCCTTTTAAATTCAATGAAGTTATCCTAGCGCAATGTTGGTTAGGTGGAGACGAAGAAATTAAAACTGATGATATGTTATTCTTATCAGCATCTTCTAAAATCGGTGATCTTATCGAAATTAAAGAAGCTGAGTTGGAAAAGTTGTAGAGGCTTCAGTAGTTGATGAAAATGATTGGATAAGAGTCGCAAACATATTAATGCGATACTATTATCATGTTCAAGATCCTGAAAGCCTGTCCGATGAAGAATGGGCAAATTATTATAACGAACTAATTTGGATTAGAAAGAAAGAAGCTCAAACTAGTTAATCTTTGAAAGCTCTGTATATAACGCTTAAGAAAAACAAACCCATGACAATCTCTGCAGAAAGTATAGTAAAATAATCACTCATGATGCAAATATATGGAAGATAATTTAAAATTCAATATAAATTTTACCATAAATGACGGAAAAGTTACAGCATCTATAGATAAAATTTCTGCTGGTTTTGTAAAAGTACAATCTGCCACAATAAAAGTCAATAAAGCTTTCGCAAGTACGGTTAACAGTATTAATTCTAAAATAAAATCAATAAACTTATCGTCGATTCTGGATCAAGTAGACAGAGTTTCATCAGGGCTTACAGCGCTCTCATCAAATGGACTTGAATACTCTTCAGGATTAGCTGAATTATCGGCTTTAACAGGAGTAACAGGAAAGAATCTCGATAAACTTGGTGCAAAAGCACGAGCTTCCGCAAAAGAGTTTGGTGGCTCTGCAACCGATTCTTTAAATAACTACAAAACAATCCTTTCTCGTTTCGGTCCCGACATTGCAAAAGACCAGGGCGCACTTTCTGCAATGGAAAAATATGTGCGCATCTTGTCGAAGACAATGGGTGGAGATGCAGCAGGAGCAGTTGATGCATTAACGACTGGTATATTGCAATTTGGTGTTGATCTTTCTAATCCGAAAACAGCCGCACAAGAAATGTCACGCATGATGAATGTGATGGCAGCAGGCGCACAAGAAGGTGCGGCTGAAGTGCCACAGATTAGTGCCGCATTAAAAGTTGCAGGCGTTCAGGCTAAATTATCAAAGGTCTCATTTGAAGAAACCAACAGCGCAATACAAGCATTGGCTGCAGGAGGGAAAGAAGGTGCTGAAGCAGGAGTTGCTCTGCGTAATGTGCTTGGAAAAATGGCAGGTGAAGATATCATTCCAAAAGAAGCAGCGGGTAAATTGAAATCGCTTGGTGTTGATATGTCTATTGTTTCTGACACTTCTATACCATTAACATCTCGACTTAGAGAGCTTCGTAAAGCGCAAGGTGACGCAACTGTAATGGCGCAAGTATTTGGTACTGAAAATGCTGCTGCAGCTAATATACTCTTAAGTTCGATTGACGCACAAGATGAATTAACGAAGAAGATAACAGGAACACAATCAGCACAAGAACAGGCAAATATTGTCATGGAAAGTTCTGCAGAGAAACAAGCTAGATTAAAAGCTAAAATAGATGATCTAAAAATATCCTTGTTTAACGGCTCTAATGGTTGGATTGGTTATGCAAGTGTTTTAGGCGATAACGTGAGGGATGTTAGTAATATAATACCTCTTTTTTCTGCAATGGGAAGTGTTATTTCATTTGTAACATCAAAGGAAAAATTACAGAGTGTTTGGAGTGCTATTACTACTGCAGGAGCTTATGCAAAAGCAATTGCGATTGGTGTTTTAAACGGAGCTTTATGGCTTTGGAACGCAGCACAATGGGCTTTAAATGCTGCTCTTTATGCGTCACCTATCACTTGGATTATAATTGGCATTATGGCGCTCATTGCTGTAATAGTGCTTATTGCAACAAAAATACAGGGTTGGGGAAATTTATGGAGACATACTGTTAATTTTATGAAACTGTCATTCCAATTGTTTGTTGAAACTGGAAAATTTGCATTTCTAACAATGGTAGATGCTATTATGATAGGAATTGATAAAGTAAAAAGAGGTTGGTATGAATTTAAGAACTCTGTTGGTTTAGGTGATGAAAAAGAGAATAATGCTGCTATAAAAGCAATTGACGCTGATACAGAAAAAAGAAAGAACGCAATATTAGATGGTGCTAAGAAAATAAAAGATTTAGGAATATCAGCAGCAAAAGAAGCCGTATTGGCTTTTAATTCACTTTCTGTTAAAACAGAAGCCGCAAAAAGCGGAAAGAAAAAGACAGACAAAGCTACTGGTAAGAGTAATTTAGTTGATGGAATTGCAGAATCAAAGATATCAGGAGTTGACAGAACAGGAAACGGTAAAGGAATAGGAAAGAGTGCTCCTACAGTAAATGGCAAAAAAAGCAATGAAGCAATAGCAACAGGGGGAACAAAGAATACTGTTGTGAATTTGACTTTTAAAAATATGATTGAAAACTTTACTGTAGCAGGTAAAAACTTCAAAGAAAGTGTAAATGAAATGCAAGAGCAAACAGAAGATGCTCTATTGAGAACTTTAGCAATGGCAAATGTAGCAGCAGGATGATTTTAAGCGATAAAGAAATATTATATGCAAGCCTTGTAGGTAGTAAATTAGCTAAACAGCTACCACGTTTTGATGCTGTAGAAAATCAAGCAATGAAGCATGTATTACCTCCTACTCATTTCTTGCCGTTTAAAAATAAGGTTCAAGTAGAAGATGTTCAGTCTTCAGTTAGATCTAATAACTGGCAAGCGGATGCATCAAACGTAAGTGGTCAGTTTTTCCCATTATCATTCCGACAACGAAAAGAAAATGCATCCTGGTACACTTTGCCTTATGAACCACTTATCACTATTGGTGGCGGAAATGACATCATAAAAAGAAAAGTAGCTAAAGCGCCTAATTTTATAGGGACTGTAAAAGAGCACTGGGCTCAAAATGATTATTCAATTACCATTACAGGCGTATTGTTTGGTGAACAAATGTTTGGAAGCTTACAAGATACTTTTCCGAGAGCCGATTTTGAAAAGTTAAGAGATTTTATGACAGATCCACAAGGAATTGAAGTTCGTTGTGAACCATTACAGCTACTTGGCATTAATTATTTGGTTGTTGATGATTTTACTTTTCCATTTTCAAAGGGAGAGAATGTACAAGCATATTCTATTACTTGTTCTTCGGATTTTTCACCTGAATTTTTACTAGAAATACCAGACTAATGTACGATATGAGTTACGACATACAATTCAATTATAATAGCAAGAAGTATCAACTTCAGCTGTTAGATTCTGTTGAGATAATGTCTGATGTTACATTGTTGGTTGATACAGCTGTAATTGTTCTTCCTGAAGCAGTTTTGAATAAAGTTCTGGATATTACAAGTAAGATTGGACGTGGGGCTGAAGTGGTAATTAAATTAGGTTATAACGGTGTTTTAAATCCTGAATTTATAGGTTATGTAACAGATGTAACTACTAATAATCAAGCATTGAAAATTAATTGTGAAGATGCTTTATTTTTATTTAGAAAACAAGTAGCTGATGAGCAATTGATTTCAACATCTGTATCAAAAATTTGTCAAAAATTAATAGATCAGATAGATCCATCATTCACATTGGTATGTGATTATGATATCAGTTATGCCAAATTTACTATTCAGAAAGCTACCGCTTATGATGTATTGAAGAAGCTACAAGAGGAAACGAAGGCAAATGTATTTTTTGATACAGAGAAGAAAGAGCTTCATGTTCATTTTCCTTTTAAAGAAAAAGGTGGAGAGGTAAAGTATGCAATGGATATGAATATCGAATCTTCTTCATTAGAATATAAAAAGGCAGAAGATAGAAAAGTACAGGTTATTGTAGAATCAGTTAATTCAAATGGAAAGTCTACCGAATATAAATCTGGAGATACTGGTGGAGAAACGGTAAATATTAAAGCTTCAAATCTTTCTCAAGATGACATGAAGAAGCTGGCAGATGCAGAACTGATAAAAAGGAGTGCAGATGGTTACGATGGTTCATTTGATGCTTGGTTGCTTCCTATTTGTAAACCAACTTATACATGTAAGCTTCAAGATAAAGATTATCCTGATAAAGACGGTAGTTATTATGTAAAATCGGTAAAAACGACTTTCTCTTCTTCAGGAGGAAAACGTACCATAAACTTAGGAATTAAGCTATGAGTATGTCTGAAGAAATAAAGAAAAAGCTCAAGGAGATTGTTGGAGATATGCGCAACCTTCCTTTACAAGGCCAGGTAAATAAAGTATCTGATGAAACTTGTGACGTGAAGTTGACAAGTGGCTTGATAATTAAAGATATAAGATTAAAAGCTACGGTAAATAGCTCAACTAATCACTTGATTTTAAAGCCTAAAAAGAATACCAATGTATTGATTGCTTCTATTACTGGAGATTTAGATGATTTGTATTTAGCAAAAATAGATGAAGTTGAAAGCATAGAATATGTACAGGATGGATTAACAGTTTTTATTGATTCTACTGATGGTAAAGTACAGATTAAAAACAACTTAACATCATTAATAGATTTGTTCACAGGAGTATATGATGCAATTAACCAATTAACAGTAGCAACGAATATAGGGCCGAGCGGTACTCCGT